TTTCCGTCTAACCATTTGTGTTTTATTTTGTGGTGTAGGTGATGCAGATACCAATACCGATGAGTCGTAGACGACCAATCTTTAGAGTTTTCTTGAGCCATCAACAAAGGTAAAGCGTCCATCTTTGCTCCGTCTCCATGTTCAAGTCCTATTAGATTTGTACCGTATTTGTAATACTTTCTATGAGATACTCCTATATCAAAGTTTACATCTTTTGCTTTTCTAAACCAGCTTTTGAGAGTATGTGCCAAATGAAAACCTGATTGATAATCGTGATTACTCATACTATGCAGGACATCTACTGGTGCAACCTGTCTTAACATTTCAATACACTTAACATAGAGCATCAAAGCTATTTCATAATGCTCCCACCATTTTCCATCAGTGTCTTGATAAGTTCCTTTTGTTGTAGTGCTGTAAACGTTGTCTATATGTAATATGTCGTTACCAATACAAAATAAAACCCTATCAATATCAAAGCCAGCTGACTTTGCAATCAAACCGACAACACCTTCCATTACTCTGTTGACTGCTACCTCACAATTATATTTTTCGCCAGTTTCTAATTCGTTTGCATACTTGCCTATGTGTATGTCTGCGGGGTTCACAATCAACAAATGTTCTCCCATCGGAGTTTCGATAGGTTCGTAAGATGGAGAATAGCTTTCAACAAACCTGTTAATCTTAGACCATATTTGGTTTTCATCAAGGCCTAGATTTTCTTTTGTTACAACCGAAAACCTATATTCTCCGCTGCCGCTTTGCCAATGCTTGACACTGACAACATCTTTCTTGTCAATGCCTCTTTCTTTTAAATGAATATCTAGTGCTGAATTATTGTTTATGTTGTCTATTACGGCAGCCCTTCTCTGAAGTATCATGTCTACTTCATCTGTGGATAACCTAAGTCTTTTACCGTATTCTTTTGCCATATTATATCTCGTCTTCCACCGAGTCTTGTAAGGAAGTAAGAGTCTTAATAATGAAAGCAGAATCTTTTTTCACCTCGGAGTAATGACCGTCAACAAAGTTTTCATACAGATTATTTAGAGAGTCGTGTACTTCTTTCATCGTGTAATTGATGAACTTCAACTTATCTTTCTCCACTCCTTGACTGACCATTAACTGTGTGTTTTTACATTTTGACTGTCTTTAGTCTTATTTTAGACATTTTGAGATAAAGATAGTAAAATAAATCAATCCGTGAAGTTTTTGCTACGAGAATTTTATTTTTTTAAAATAATCAGTGTCGAAAAAAAAAGTGGTACCAGCGTTCATGTGGTCTAAATAAGTGTCAGCGTCTGTCTCTCTTACGCTAAGAAATACAGGAACTTCTCCTGTTTGATGAAAGTATTCTATTTCAAAGAAAAAGCTGTGAGGTTTTCTAATAACACCACCTACTGTTTGTGTCCAGCCATTTTCTTCAGGCAGCCATTCAGCATTGCTATCCATCAATACGGCAACAGGTACGCTGAACTCAATAGGGAAATCACGCAGCTGGTCTAAGAAAGCTGCGTCCATATCGTACTCAGGACTATCCTCTATATACTTCTGTTTTAAAGCCATGCTCTTTTAATTCTTTAATTCTATACTCTTGGAGTATTGACAATCTACCTTTGGGTTTTTTAACTTCGCTAAATAAAACTTCGCAGTCAGGCGGTAACGCTATAATATCTGGAATACCGTTTTTGTTAGTCTTAATTAATTTAATTACGTAGTAACCTTCTGCCTCTAGTTCTTCAATTCTTTTCTTCTGAATTTGCTGCTCAGTCATTCTACAAAGATAAGAAGTCTGATTTAAAATGATTTAGGGTATAATCTTTCTTCTTTGTTACAGCTTTGTATATTTTATTTTCTATACCACCTTTCGAGAATACCCAGTACACATCGTTCTTAAGTCTATCTTTAGTTGTCATTCTATCTCTTGATTGCCAATAACTTGTCGCAGAAAAATCTATATTATAATAAACTAATGCGTCAGCATTACGTAATGATATTCCCTCTCTACCACTTACAATTTGTAGTGCTATGTTTTTTTCTGTGGTATCAAACTCCTCTAGAGTCGTTGTCAGCATATCTTTGCCGAACACGTTTTTAAGAGCATCTAACTCTGCCTTGAATTTATAGAATATTCCTATTTTTTTACCAGCAAATTTATCTTTTATATATCTAGCTTTTGTAGGGTCAAGCACTTGTGATTTTCCAGACTCAAACTTCACAGTTCCAGAATACATTTGATGCAGCTTACTCATAAGCTTTACAGCTGTATCACCAAGTATTACTTCTTCCCGTCCTTGTATTACTAGATTCTTTTTGAGTTGCTTGATGAGGTGATAAGTTTTTTCTGCCATCAACACTTCTAGTACTTTTTCTTTAGTTTCAACTTTGAAGCCAGCTTGCTTTTGTGTATAGGAAATAGTATATGGTTTCATACTTTTTAAAATACTTTTAAGACCTCCACTATAATCTCTGATATACATTACACCGATGGGTTTTACCTCCACGTGAACGTGGTCGTCAGAAAATCTGTAAAAATTTTTGTATCTAGAAAAAGGGTTTGTTGGAATTCCATATACCTGATGATACATCTGACTATAACTTTCTGGAGTCGGGGTTCCTGAAAGTAAAATAACATAAGGGTTGTGCAACTTCAGCAGGGCCTTCACCTGCTTGGCTCGCTTGCTTGGTTTTGGAAACGCTCCCATAGAATGTGCTTCATCACAAATGACTACATCATACTTGTTCTTAGGTATCTTGTGTAAGCTTTCGTAATTGATAACTACAATGTCGTAAAAAAAACTTCCCATATTGTAATCACTCTCTATACTTGATATAGCTTTTTTCTTAGTAATGAAAAGAACATGCTTTGGTTTTATTGAAGCGGCTATACATAAAGAGGTTATGGTTTTACCTGTGCGAACTTCCATCGCTAGATACAAAAATCTGTGTTTTTGTAACACTTGTACACCTTGTGTTACAATTTCTTTTTGGTAGGGTCTGAGTTCCATTGCTTCAATGATTTTCTAATAATTATACATTTTTCATATTCTTCTTCTTCAATAAAAAATTGCAACATGTTAGATAAAAATTCTTTGCCATATGGTGCAAAAGGGTTGTGTGCAAAATAATAATTATCAGACTCCATTATGTCTTCTTCTTTTGCTCCCTCAAACAAAACAGCGTAGGAGTTACGCATAGCTATATTTACAATTTCTTTGTCTGTCTTCTTCATTAAAAAGGTAGCTTTGGGTCGCCTGATTTGGGTTGTGATTTATAAATTATCCAACGTCCGTGCATGTCTCTACCTTCTTCTGGCATTACGCCTTCTCTAAAAACACCGTAAGCTGTAAGCCATTTATTGAATCTAGTTCTAGATATTGTAAGCTTTGACTTAGGTGCATAGTCTGGGTTTTCTTCTATAAAATCATAATACAATTCTTGCTTGTAAATTCTTTTATCTATTTGAAGCTTTGTGTTTGTGGTTTGTCCCTGTAATAGTCCGCACCACTCTATAAATTCGTGAGAGGTTTCAGCTGATAGTTGTCTGACTTCTAGATTTACAAATGATGATTTTATTAAACCTTCATTCAAATGCAGCTGCAAACAATCAACCATATAATTATCAAACACACACCATTCTGAATCGTCCCAATCTCCAAACATAAGTTTGTTGAATTCATCTAATGGAGAATGAGTTTTATTGTAATGTTGATGCAGTTCTATTTCCCATTTACGCCTAGCAAAAGAATTACCAGAACCTTTGATAGCGTAGTTAGTTGTAATTGCTATCTTAGGAGACTTTCTAAATGGTATCTTGATTGCATCTTTGTTTTTCTTTTCAAGTGTCAATCCTTCTGTAACCACAGAGAACAACCTTTCAAAATCAAAATATTTTTTTACATCATCAAAACATAATATCTGCGTATCTGCTGATACTAGCTGATAAGCAAAAGACCTTTCAAAGTTAAAAGACTTTCCATCTATGAACACCAACTTCTTCATATGGCCAAGTGCATTCATAAATAAACCTTTACCTGTACCACCTTCTGGGTTGTCTGAAATAACTTCATCATTTAAAATTACAGCGGGTGAAAAAGATAAATTTTTGTAACCATGCATTAAGTAACCAATTGTGCTTTCCATTGTAGATATACGTGCTTGATTCTGTCCGCATATATTTGCAACGAACTGTTTGTAATCACAATCTCTGACTTGACATATGGTAAAGATTCTGTTAATTACTTGCTCTCTCCACACATACCCACCTAAGTCTAGATAATCAATCGGAACTACTTCGTCTTTTGTAATTTTCACTGCACAGTTTCTGTAATATAAATACGCCTCATCTTTAGTGTCTTCAATAAAATACACTTCAATAGTTGATAGCAAGGATAGAAACTCCTCCTTGAAAAATCTAGTATGGTCTGCAAAGTAATTGTATATAGTCAAGTCCTCAAGCTTGAGCAAAGTATCAAGTACAAAGTCTTTTATTTCTTTCTCGGACGTGTGGTCTATTAAGTTGTTGGATACCTTTACAAAAACATAGTTCTTACTTCCTTCTGGACAAAATTTATAGTAACCGTGGTCTTCCAAAAATTGTTTAAATAATATGTGAACTATTTTTATAACTCCTTTGTTTGATTTAGTCCAAAATATTTGATGCTTGTTATCCTCATCTGCTCTTTCTAAAACAGAATTAATTACTTCGGTATCAAATGAAGCATCTTCTAATTGACACCGAATCTCATTTTTTGGCACACCCTGTTTTAGTTTACTTTTTATATCGCTTATCTTATCTTCATCTTCATAATACTTTGTTCCAAAGTTGTGTGTGTTACTATATGCAGATTTGATTGTGCGTTTTATTTCTTCTAAATTAAAATCTTGATTTGCATATTGTCCCAACACATATGAAGCTAGACTTTCACTGATGCCGTAATCATTAAATGCTGAAGCTAACACATAAGCGTTTTGATTTCTTTGTCCCTCGTGCATTGGAAATTTTTTCTCCCACCACTTTACTAATATTTCTACAATTTTGTTTTCATCAGTAATTGGTATAGTAACGGGGTCAATGTGCTTTTTTATTTCTTTATATTCTATCTCCTCGATTTTGCTCCACTCCTCACTTTCAAGATTTATATGAATCAGTGGGTCAAAACTTTCATAACAAACACGTGATATGTTTTTGGTTGTTTTGTCAAAGTATTGTGAGTTGAAATACTTGTCAAGCGATTGAAAGTATCTTGTGTGATTTTCTTTATCTCTTGGTATTTTTACTAAAACTTTCAGGCCGTTGCCTGACGGAGATATGAAAACAGAAAAAACATATTTATTTTTAGTAAGCATGTCTTTGTCTTTGAGCATGTCTTTTACTTTATTATATCCATCAAAGTCCAAACAAATCAATCCGCTATGCTCCAACAAACTAGCATCTTGTCTTTTTGTAAATGTCCCAGAAAAGCAAACAGCTGGTAGTAATTTTTTTATTTCATTCCTTTTACTCTTATCTTTTTCTTGCCTTATTCTCTTGACTAAATCTTTTGATGAGCCGTCCTTTATTCTTTCTAATATGGTAAAGCAATCTCGGTGAAAAGGAGTTGTAGTTTCTTTAATGTTCTGGAATATGGTTATAGTGTGTGTCATAATATGTTGATTGTATGTCGATTATATGTCGGTTTGTTTTCTATAAGTTGTTGATTATCAGTTGTTATGTCGATTATGTCGTTTATTATCACGTTTTGAAAAAGAAAGTAATAAATATAATATAAAAATTCATTAGTCCTATATAATTATCAAAAAATTGTCATATCGACATAGACAAAACATAAAAAAAGAGCCATAAAAGACTCTCTTTTTACATTTATTACAGGATTAAAAAGGTAGTGTATCATCTTTTACAGGTTCCGCAGCTGCAACAGGTTCTTCTTTTTCTTCAGCTGGTTTTTCATACGGCTCACTTAAAGACAAACCAAAATATTTTTCTTTTTTTCCTTCTTCATTTGTCCTTTCATTAATCCAACCTGCTAATTCCATCTGCTTGCCATCTGGCATCGCTAATGTGCCTTTGTAATCTGGCTCTTTACTTCCCTCTTTTTTATACTTGTTTTTAAATAAATTCCCTTTGTTCGGGTTGTGCTTGAATTCTGACATTTTTTTTAATTTTAATAGTTCGTTCCAAATGATTCATAGTCTCAAAAATTAAATCTTCTTTTTCGACTTTACTATTAACGGACATTGGAACTCTTATCCACATAATAGTTTTCGGTGGCGTTCTTTGAGGTAATCTACTCCTCAAATACCGCATAAACTTTACAATTTTTTGTTTCACAAATTAATTTTTTAGTTGTTTTTTTTATTTGTTTCGTATCTTGTTTTTGATACTTAGGGTTTCTGGAGTTTAATTTTCTTTTCTTCATTTACAATTCTTCTGTTACATAATATTGTTCAACTTCTTCATACTTAGTTTCTGGGTTATAATATTTATTATAAACATCAACAGCCCGTGCTACTTTGTCTTCTCCGCTTTCTAAAAAACTAGCAGAACAAGTAAACTTACCTAAGCATTTTGTTTCTTTGTCTATAACAAAAAAGATTAACGGCTTGCCAAACAATTCTTGATATATATACGCTTGTGAATCGTAATTGTAGGCACGTGCAGACCATTTGAAACGAGAAATATCTGACGTGCTTTTTATGTCAATAACAAATTCATCTGTTACAATATCTGCCTTACCTTTCCACATTGTATTGTAAATCTTTTTTACAGCTGGCTGTTCAAACTCGTTACCAGTTCGATATATAGGCATAGCAAAATCAAAATTACTGAGCATAGTTTCTTTCAGCTGCACAGCTAATTCCATTTCTTTTTTTAGCAACATAACTTCTTCTTTGTTTGCATACAAAGTTTCCTTGTAAAGTTTTGTTGACCTACTGCTTGCATCAACAAATTCCCAATCTTTTGTTTTTTCTGGCTCTAAAATCAATTGATGAAAATATCTGCCAAACAAAAAGTTTTTATTATCGGGTCTTTCTTTTTGAAAGTCTTGTGGGTTATTTAATAAGCTGCTAATATCCGAATTAGATAGATATTTTCTACCATACTTTCCGTAATAGTCCTTATCGTTTTTTAGTTTTTGTAGTGCTTGTTCCATCTTTGATTGCTTTTTGTATTGTTTGTTCAACTTTTTCTGTAATATTATATTTGTTTTCCTTCAAGAACTTAATAATATACTCCATGTTTTTGTCCTCTTTTGACAGTGTAGATACCCATTTTAGGAAGGCGGGTATATCTACATCTTGTACTTTGACAGTAACTTTTTTGTCGTTTAATTTATAGTTAGCAGTTTCTTCATAGCTGGCTACTCCGCTATCTATTCCAATACCAAAACAACCTAACGCTCTACCCCAGGCACTTGTCTCTGCGTTCTCTACATAGCTGCCTTTGTTAATAAAGTTAGATGCCGCCTCCTCAAAAGCGAGACCCGTTGCTACGGTAAAGCCAGATTCTTTTTCTATGATAGATGCTTGAACTAATATTGTTGTACTTGTTTTTTCCAACACCGTTGTAACCAGACCGTACTTGTGTTGGTAGGTTTCTCTGAAATGTTTTAATCGGTCGTGAACCATTACATAGTCCTTACCTTGAATGTTTACTGTTTTTAATTTACTCATTTGTTTGTTTGATTTGATTTAACTTTTTACTTACTTTACTAAACGACTTCATAATTCTTTCTCTCGCTGCTTTGAGATTCATAATATGCTTGGCGTTCTTTCTCGTGTTTACTTCTGTCTTAATCTTTTCTTCAATCATCAAAAGCTTTCTACGATAGTTAGACAAAGATAAGACAAAAACTGCATACCGCCAACCTTTTTGAAAGAAAATATCATACTGGTCTTTGGTAATCTCTTGGTAAAAATCTCCGCCTATTGTTGTGTTATGAATTATGGTGCTTAGTGTAGATTTGTTTTGTTCTATTCTAATACCACACAACAACCTCGCTTCAAATTCGTCTCCGTCTAACACAGCTGAAAACTCATCTGCTTTTGCTTGATTAAATACTTCCTCTAAAGTGTAACACATTCTTGTATTCTATCTGTGATGGTAACATAATCTTGGTCTTGTTCTCTTTTTTGTTTTACCACATCAATACCGTGTAGTATAGAAGAATGACTAACTCGGTATCCGTTTTTTTTAAGATAGTCTTGAATGTAATTGAGTCTGATTTGTCTTGACATACAACCAAAATAAAGTATATGTCTAGCATCTACCACCTTTCTCTCTTTGGTTTTGGTGAATAGCTTTTCTTTTGTAATATCATACAAAGAGCATACGTTCTCTGCTAGTTGATTAAATATAGGTTCTTTCATTTGAATTTTTTTTAATTAATTTCTCCCACTTCTTTTGCTCCTCGAGAGTTTTTTTTAGTTCGTTTGCGTGGAGGTTTAAGTTGTATAAAATATCATGTATTGTTTTAACTTTCCTCGGTTTGTTTGTGTTTTTCATTTTGTTTGTTTGTTAAGTATACTTTGTCTGTTGCTCTGTTATAGCTAATGTTTGGATAGTTGCCGCTTTCAACATTCCATTTAGTTATTACTTGACCTTCTAAGTCAATCACGGTATATCCTTGTCTTGCTAATAGTCTTATTGCTTTGTGAATTTTTTCGACTTCAAGTCTATAACTGTCGAAAATCTCATTATTAATTGGATTAGTATTGTTTGCCATTTTAAAAAATTTAAGTTATTGTTCGTCTCAAAAACAAAGGGGTGCTTTGTCAAACCGCTACCCCCTTTGAATTATGAAAACACTCGGTGTAAATATATGAAATGTTTATTTCTTGTGCAAATTATTTCAGTTTTTTTTGCAACCTTTCTATTTCAAAAGTTAGATGGGCTATCGCTTTTTGTAAACATTCTATTTCACTATCGTGCTTGTACTTTGCACGTAAACAGTAAGTTACAGCGTTTCCCACGTGGTACGTACAATGAAAATCATCGACCACGTACCTGGCCTGGTATTTCCCCTGGCGTTCTGTATCGCCTATGTAGTAATGAGGAACTCTATTGTCTTCGGGTATTGTAGTTGAAATGTTTCTATCTTTTTCCCAGTAGTATTTGCTATGCTCCATACTAAAAGTTTAGCAGCATATCCTGACCCATATCTTCAAATATTTTTTTCTCTAAATTTTTTAAGTCTAGACTAACTTCTAATTCTTTATGATAATTTAGAGCATAATGTTTTTCAGGCAGCAGCTGTATAATAAATCCACCCGCATACCTAAGTACTTCAGTTGCGTTAGGCAGCAGCTTAAATCCTAAATCCACGACACTTAAATCGTGTTGGCGGAACATACCTTTGTATGTATCCATAGTCATAAGCTGACCAGTTGCCCTGAAAGTTGTCAGGGTAATTTTGTCTTTGTCTAGTGCTTGTTGTAGTTTTTGTATAACTTTTTTACGTGGAGTCTTATGCGATTTTTCCAGTAATATTTCTGCGTTAAGTAGTCTGTGTTGTTTTTTCATATAATAAAAGTTTAAAGGTTGTGTAAAGATAGTATAAATTATTGACAAGCTAAAATTTCAGTGCCTTTGAAATACCAATGGCCTCCTACTTTTACTTTGCTGATGGAGGTGATGTTAAATTTTTTTCTACGCTCCTCCCTGCTTATGCTGTCTGTTTTATATTTTTTTAATTGACGCTCCAGATATTTTACTCTGCGTTTTAATATCAAGCGTTCGGTTATTATTTCTGCTTTTCTGTTTAGTTCCATATCATTATACAGATTAAAGTTATTATTAGTCCCGCATATGATAAAGCTAAAAACTTCATATTGTCCTCGTATTTTTTATTGTTTCTCATTTGTTTTAAATTTATATTTTGACATATCATTTTTAATTCCTCTTGCAAATTTAGATTTATACCTCCGCTCTTTTTCCATAAGATAAGCAATTTTGAGATTTACTTTTTCTTCCTTACCGCTGTATGGAAAGTAATTATCTAGTTCAATGGTTCGCTCAGAATATTTTTTTGCAAGGAGCTGCCGAACCCTCAACTCTTTGGCCACGTGATGCATTACTTAACTTTGTTTAAGATGCTATTCATTACCTGCATACGTGAGCTGGTCTTTGGGCTGCATTGTTCTGCCATGTGGCAAAAGAAATCATACCATGTTTTGTGTATTGTTTTTCTGTATAGTTTCCATTCTTTATCAATTCTCTCTTTGTTACGCTTGTAGTATTTAAAGTCTTTCGTCATTTGAATCTCTGTTTCTCTTGAAGCTAGCAAATTGCAAAAATGGTGTAAGTCTATTCTAGTGTACATAGTTAATTTGATTGGTTAATAATAGACAAAGGTACAACAATATTTAGACATAGCCAAATTTCATTGTACCTTTTTCAGATTGGTCGTAAGCGACTAATCGTTGTCTGCTCGTGCTTGCTCTAACGCTTTACTATAAAAAACGCTTTCGTGATTGTCTAAGAATTCCCAATAGAAATCTGTAATCTCTACGTTGTTGAGTTCTACTTTTTTTATTGTGAGTTCTTCTTCGGGTGGTTGTAATCTGTCGTGAGACATATCATTGTAATAGTATTCATAATCCATTACCAAGGTGTAACCTTCGCCTTCCACTATGCAGACTCCATTTTTATCTTTACGTGCCATACTGTTTTTTTTGGTTTATAATCTAGTTTAAATTGTTCTAACTTTACGTTGAGTTTCTTCCCCCAGTAATTGTTAGGGTCTACTTTAAAGTGTACCCACTTGCTATTAAAGTTTGAGGAATATACTTGCGTAAATGACTTGACTGCCTCATCAGTCCATACAAAATCTGTTTTCATAATTGTTTGTTTTAATTAATAAAATATCCACATCACAATGTAGAAGATAAACCCTAACATCAGTAAGAATATAAAGTCTATCGCTGCTTGCGTGTAGTCCATTTGGTTGTTTTCAAGTTCTTCGACTTGCTGTTTAATTCGTTGAACAGTATTAAGAGTTGCCTCTTTGTTGTCCTCTGAATCGTGGCCGAATTTTATATCTTCTTCCAGCCATTCAAATAAATTTTTAAGTTTCGGTTTCATAGTTTTAAATTTAAAGTTCAATGTAAACAAAGCAGAGGTTAGCTAGTAACCTCTTGCTCTGAATACATTTCATTACACACACTGCAATGATAATTTTTGTTGCTGATTTCAGTTGGGTCAAACGTAACTTCTTCCAAGCATATCTGACAATACTTTGTGTTATCATCTTCCTTATCGTGTATTAACGATAGTGATGAGAACAATGATTGCTGTTGATGATACCTAGTGTTCGGCTCGTACGTGTACCTTTGATAATTCGGTTTAGAATATTTTGGCATTCTAAACACTGACTTCTGTATCGGAAAACTTTTGTGTGATTTCATTTTCTTTAACTGGTCATAAGTTGTGTCTCTGTTTATAAAATAAACCCAAGCACTGATTATCGTACCGCTGTTAAGCTTGATAGGTAAACGCCTACGCTTGTAAAAAGTTGGGTGTCCCTCTAGCATATCAATATCATCAAAAGCTTGTTGAGATACTTTGTATACTTCGACTTCAACGTGGTGTGAATCTGCTGCTAATGGATTGTCCAACAAGTAAGGTAACCCATTAATTACTAATGGGTATTTATCTCTTGTTGTACCTTTGCCCACAAATCTTTGTCCATACAAATATCTGTGATTGCCTCCACCTTTTTTGAGCGTACCATAAACTGCTACGACATTCTCTTGCAGCACATTAGGTTTGGAAAACCAAACGCCTTTGTGTTTAGTCCACAATTGTTTGTTGTAGATTTCGTATTGTCTGTTACGCTTGTTGTAAGTTAAGAATCTAGAATCGTGTTGACCTAGCACTGCACTTCATTGCGGCCTAGCAATAGCACCAAGCTGATTAGCAAGCTGCTTGCTGTCGCACATATCGGTAGTTCCATATCCAGCAATAGTTCCATTGTGCATTAGCAATTCATTAGTATTGCTGCCGCATACAAATGGGTGTGTGTTGGCTCTGTTGATTTTGCCTTTGGTTGCATATCTGAAATGAGCGATATATGGTCTGTCGTTGTCAAGCACTTTCCATTCTTTCGATTGATAGTATTTGACTTCATTGGTATCCAGAAAAATTACGCCTAGCCCGTGTGGGTTTATGCGTGATGAATTTTTAAGTATCTCTGGCGATACTCTTTTGTCTTTCGACTTTACAATAATTATACACATAGTTTATTTGTTTGTGAGGTTTGGACTTCTAGTATCTGTCCTCTGACCTCTGATTAATTTAGACAAAGATACGAAAACATTTAGACATTACCAAATTTATTTTATACGAATTTTTATTTCGCATACTTCATTTGCAGGGTGAGCAGGGTTCGCAGGGTGAGCGGTTCGGCCAAAAAAAAAGACCGCATAAAGCGGTCTCTCTTTTGGTCGTGTACGACTAATTAGCTTAACTCGTAATTTCCAAGCTGTTCGGCCATTACTATTGTTGCCTTTTCAACTCTTATTCTGTCGCTACATTTGTAAAGCATTTCCAGTTCGCCTCGATTAAATATCTTGCTCCCGAATCGGTAGTGATAGTCTCTTAAATCTCTCGCACATACCCACCTAATTGCTGAATCGAATCTAATTATATTATACTTTCTAATCATTCGCACCACAAAATCGTGGTCTCTCTTGTCCGATTGTTGTCTCTTGTGCATTAGCGTGTTTGCTTTTGTTTGTGCTGCAACAATTAGCGGCAAAACATCTTCAACTAAATGTACTCTGCTCCAGTTCAACTCCAGCCATCTTTGATTGCTGGTTTTTAAACTAACATGCTGAGTGATTTGAAATAAATCTTGCAAAGGTTTAAATTGCCTGGCGTTTAATCTAAAAGTTTGGCTCCCCCAGGTATTGCAAGCTATTGGAAACGAAAGTCCTTTGGCTTCCCACCTTGCAAAATACTCGCTGCTACTCCTTTGGCTGTCTGATAAAGTCTTGACAAATTTACATCTGTAATGTTCTAATTTGTGTGGTGTTACTTGTTGAAAGAAATATGACTCTAAGACATATTTTAGGTTAGTGCGTTGAGCTTTTGTGAGCTTAACTTTTGCGTTCATATAACGTGTGTGTGTGTTCATAATATTTGTTTTAAATTATTAAATCTGTTTCTGCCTTTTGGCTTCATCAGTACCAGTACACACTGGTAAACAGGAGCAGTTTATACAGATGCCCAGCTGTGCGAATCATCTTCTGCTAGCGAATCTTATCTGACCATTTATTAGCTGTCTATAAGCTGTGCGGGTCGTAATCTTTTTCAAATAAGTTCTGTCCCCCGAAGATAATCTGTCTAGATATTCTCTGTGCAAGTGTCTAACATAAATGAAACTAGCAACCTTTTCGTTTATCTTGTTAGTGCATAACATCTTGACAAACGCTCTTGACAACTGGATTAAGTCATCAACTTTCGCTGCATTATTGTTATACATTGCTAGTAAAATTGGTCTAGCTTTTTTGATAAACTTAGCATAAGTCCCTCTATCGTTGACCGCAAAATCAACCAGTAAATGCATTAACTTGTATCTGTTAATCATTTGCTTAACACTGGTAAATCTACTCCATAAGCGAAACTCCAGTAATTTGCCGCCTGGCTTTTCAAAAATTGGCTGGTATTTCGTGTGTCCCGCTCCAATTCTATCATCTCTGCTCTCATCATTCGTTCTCGCTGTGATATTCTCGCAGCAATACTGGTTAGCTAGTCGCTTGCGGTTAAGTGCATATAAGATAGCGTAATAAGGTCTCATAAGTCTGTTTAACTCGCTTGCTGAGTGGTTTCGGCTAGCGATAGTAATATGGCCACCGCATAGATAAGACCCTCTAGAATTCATCTCATCAGACTGGCTGTAAGCTTCATCAATTAAGGTCTCCGCTTCATACATCAAATTAAACATTTTGTTTCGCCATAAGCTTTGAGGAAGGAGCGGCAATACATTTGTAATTGCTTCAAGACCGCAGCTGCCGTCTCGCTCAATACCTTTCATTAACTGGCAAAAATGTTGCAACTGGCTGCCGCTTAGTACCTCTCTAGATATTCTCGATTTTTCAACTTCCATACCGATAGTAAAATTAGAGTGGTAAACATATTGGCCGCTCTCTGCTGTTCTAGTTATGTTGCCCGCTCTCTGTCTCGCATTCATACCTCTTAAATCAATTTCAAAAGGTGTAAAGGCGTAGTTTTCAGGGTTAGGGCTACACTGATAACTCTGTACAACTGTCCTGGAACGTTCGCTCCCATTTCTGTTGAGGGCTAAATTGCTTAGGTTATTATACTTTTTTCCGATTAAATTTTTCATTGTGTGTGTGTTTTAATTAGTAATTTATTCAACAATTCCAACTGATATTCCAGTGTCAATATCAACAAAAGTTTCGCTCGCAATTGGGCTGTTTTCATTGTCAATATCCTCGTGGTTGTTAACAATTGCAGCTGATAAAAAGTCAATAGCTTGCTGAATTTCCTCAACGCTGTTTTGAGTGGTAATCTCTCTGTTCTCATTTATGCGAATAGCAATATTACGCTGTGCATTTTGCTCCACTTCTGTAATTTTAAACGCCATTGTGAAAATTGTTGGTATCGTAGCTGATACATTTTCCTGGTTATCTGTTACCAAACCTTTGACATATTTGTTAAAATTGTCAATTGAACGAACTACATTTTTGCCATTTTCTTCTTCTTCATTACACTTATCCAGGAAATTTTGAAAATGTTCGCTGTTCGCTTGAGTGCTTTTGTAAGCTTTGGCCATTCTGTTCATTTGGCTTTGCTTAACGTTAAAAAACTTCATTGCCATTTCATCAATGCTCCAGATTAATAAATCATTGCTTTCAAACATTCTTTTTGTAGTCGGCTTTTTTAACCATTTTTTGCATTCAATAGCTAGTTTGCCTTGCTTGATTTTAGCTTTCAATTTGGTTTCATAACTGGTGTTAATTTGCTCATTCAACAAGTCTAGTTCGTTAAACGTGCTTTGAAAAGTGCTGCAATTTTCTAGCATACTTCTTTCCATTTCTAATAAATTTCTCATTTGTTTTGTTTTTTTATGAGATTTTGCGGGCAATATTACCCTTGAATTTACTCCTAATATTGTCGGCTGCAAACCTGGTAAAACTCCAGTTTGTCAAGCTTTTGTCTATTGTTCGTGCATTCATAGTGTAATAATAAACTAATTCTATCATATATGCAAATGTTTTTACCAGTATTTTTTTGGCTTGAATTGGTCGTATACGACTAATTCGTTTTATATCTGTTGTTCAGAGTGTTACAAAAATTTTCCTGGAGCGTGTTCAATTAGTTTTATTTGGGGTGTTTTTAGGCGGTTATTAGGCGGCCTTTAATCTCTGTTTAAGAGCATTAAAGTTTTAATATTTACCCCGATATTAAAATTATAAAGTAATTCCCCCTAAATC